GCTCTGTGTGTTCGCCATGATATTTCCTTAAAAAGACGCGGTATCACCGCCAGCAAAATTGGGCATTTTCTTCAACGTAACATGGGCAGACCTGTGAACTAGTTCTTCACCCAGCCAGTACTCAACCCAAGTTGTCAGTTCATTCTCATTATCGACTGTACCTTCCCGCTTTTCAAGCAAGGAGTCATCCATATCGCCTTTGGTAGTAGTAACTATCAATTTGAACTCCTGATAAGCGCAGTGGTTGAAGTATTGGCTGGCATGGTGATTGTAAACGTAGTAGTCGAAGTTTTGTCAGACCCAAAGTCCAAAACTGCCACAGATTTATTACCCTGCGTGACGTTATAGATCAAAGCACACCGAGCAGTTAAAGCTGATGTCCAAGACACATTAGCCCAGTTCACATAAGCTACAGAGCCAGATGAGCTAATGGCTACCCCAGTCATAACTTGACCACCGGCTGTGTAGCCTGTACCCGAGACTTCATTTGTACTACTGTAAACCGTAGTATCTGCGTTTAAATCAGCCGCTGCGGTGTACAGCGCAATCTTGATCGTGTCCGTAGACAGGTCGTGAATGCCTTGGTAAAGCTCCTTTTTGAAGCTTGTAGTCTGGGTCTGAACAATGCTCATGTGACCGCCTGCCTATATTGACCGCTGCGGTATGCGTCTTGACGCTCCATGCCATCTCCCAGACGTTTAGCTAATCCAAGGGCTTCCTTGTACTTCCCGTCATACAACGCGATTAAATCTTGCTCACCTTTCATAAAGGTATAAGCTTCTACCAATGCTCCATATAAAAGCACTGTGTCAAAGTTATCCCCAAGCCAAGTGGTTGATGCAGTGGTAATGGACTCAGGATAATAGTAGTAGTGAAGCTCTACGGAATACGTTGTGTCTGGTGTTGGGCCAAGGATAAAGCTCAACTCGTTAGAGATGGTAGAACCTGTTACCGTCGGGCCAAACAAAGCATAGTACTTAGGAGTTCCTGTGCTTGTTGAGCTTGGATAAGCTTCTCGGATAAAGTTTACGTCCTTATTGAGTAGGAATATGTAATCCCCACCACCATAAGGGAACACCGCCAACGAATATGGGGCCAAGAAATCATTTGGGCAAGACAAGTACTTATTACTAGAGGTAACTGTACCTGTTACATTCTTGCGCAAAGAAGGGAACTGTACCGAGTTATAGATGCGCTGCTCGGCCTGTTCAATAAAACGGTTAATCTGAGCCGTCGAAGATACAGTAGACGAATCCGCAAGGGTGATCGTCGGAAAGTTATTTTCCGTATAAGTCTGTATCGCGGACGAAAGCTCAGAGTAGTTCATGCCATCGGGCCTCTTGCCATAACGCCTTTAGTAGCTGCGCCAGTGCCACGGATTTTTATTCCGCTGGTCTTAGTAGGCTCATTGCCTGCGGACTTGCTAATATTGCCTACGCTTACGTCATAGGTGTCTGCTTTGCTGCGGTTAGGAGGAAAGCCGGGATTTGTACCAAATTCTTGTGGAGCCTTGGTCATTTTTTTTCCATCCATTGTGTGTGGTTGTGCATAAACAGCGGCAGAACCAATTTCTTTGCCGCCTTTTTTCATACTGTATGCCATGATTTACCCCGTCTTTTGGTTAGCTGCACGAGACATGTTACGACCCATACGCATACGGTCTTCACTGGTAGGGCCACCCTTTTTAAGCTTTAGGGATGTGCCTTTGCCACCTTTATGCTCTTGAGCGTCATGCTGTTTAAATGCTTTTTTGATCATGGCTTTATCTTGTGCCAGATCGCTCTTCATGTTTTCTTTAGCCATCATAAACTCCTATGAAACCGTTACTGTTACTGTACCAACACTTGTTATTCCAACCAAGTAATTAGGCGTTAAAACCGCATCAAAAAAACTAGCTCCACCCACAGGATACCAGCCCCACTGTATATCCCTTGAGCCTCCTGTAAGGTTACCTGTGCTATTAACACCTGCCGTTACATATGTGCTGTCATGGCGAGGATTACGCACAGCCTGCGGGTCATCCACTGGATACATACCCAGTTGTAACTGAGGCTGGTCAGGATCCCAGCAAGAACTACATACAAGCAAATTGTACGTCTTTGTCTTGATAATTTCCTTGCGTAACTCCGTTAATTTAAACTGAGCGCCACACCTATCGCACATGGCAATACTATTTTTGCCGGATGCAAATCTATTACCCATTTCACGTTCCGCTTCCGATAAATGCTTGGCGAGGCACAAACCTCACTGCTGCTTTTTCGCGGTCTTCGTCTGATGCTAACTGCCAAGCCTCGTCATACTGGGCTTTAAGTATGTCCAGCCGCTGAGAACCGTTGGGGACTTTGAGCGCCAAGTAGTAGGCCAGTCCCGCCACCATGCACGGCAAAAACCGAAATGGTACATTCATTGTGTTTACACCAGAGCCCGCATCGTCAATACGGCGCAAGCGCCAGTAGACAAACTGGTAAGTCTGAGAGTTATCGGGGGTAGGCCAGACTGTTATAGCAGGCAGGTTTTGTACATACACGCTGGCTCCAGTGGTGTGGGCCACAGCAGTCGTGTTGTTTTGCGCACGGACGCAGTTATATAGGGTATTCCCTGATATGTAACCGTAGCCAATGGTTTCTGAACCAACCAGAATAAACCCGGTGGAGGGTAAATTTGCAGCAGAAGTGACTGCAATTGTGGTGTCGGTTGAAGTAATGGTCGCACTAAGCGTGGTGCCTACCGATGATGTTTGCCCGTCCAAACGCTGAATCCAAACCTGAATGGGCCGGGCTTGTTGCAGCTTGTTGGGAATGGTGGCGTAGGTAGAAACACTGATACGCGTAATGGTCAGGTCGGCTTGGGTGGATGCATTTCCCGCGCCCGTGCGTATTACGTGTTCAAGCAAGTCCACCGTGTCTGTTGGTAGTGGGTAGGTGTTCTGCCCCGGAACCAAATTAATAGTCCCTTGGTCAAACGTCCACATGTTGACGCCACGGTTGGCCCAGTCAGCAAACAGTAAATTCAATGACCGGCGTGCAGTGCGCAGGTCATAACCTGAACGCAGTTCGGAGCCAGCACGTTCAAAGGCTTCCTCTACGATTTCCGTGAGGTCAAGGTTAAAGTTAGCGACTCCTGATACGGACATGTTTTACTTCTTCGCGGTTTTTGCAGAATCAATAAACGCTTGAGCAGTGGGCGCACCTTTTTGACCGGGTTTGCGCATCTTCTCACCCCTTGCCCTCTTGGCGTTGATATTTGCGTATAGTCCGACCTTACCACCTTCAGCGTACTGCGTAAAGTCCGTATTATCCCGACGGGGCAACTTCTTGCCCTTTGGCATTTTGGAGGGGGAGATGTCCCCCATTCCGCGACTAGCTCTCATGGTTCAGCACATCTTTCCACGGGTTTTACCCCGTTGGGCAATACCATCACCACGGCTGGAAGCGCTGGACACCTTACCGCCGGAAGCCATTTTCTTGACTGCGCCGCCGCGCTTCAAATAATTACCCGGTTCATCTTTCAGGTACGGCCTTGTGCGTTTTGCCATGCGGTCAATGATTGCTTGACTCGCAGCCGTAGCAGCAGCTTTTTTTCTCCTTTGGTCATCCATGTAAGCTTTGGTAGCCTCCCGAGAATTCTGGTTAGATATATCGCCTGTATAAAGAGCGGCCTGAGCTTCTGCTGATCTTTTTGTGGCCTTAGCTCTTTGGTCATTCATGTGTATGGCGGTATCCATCATAGATATACTTTTAGGAAAATCGGCGTCAGCAAGGGCTAGTCTTGCTTCTTCTGATGCAAGAGCGGCCTTTCTGCGTTGGCTGTCCTTGTATATGTTGGTATCCGATAAAGAATTTAACTTAGGGTTACCGGCAGGGGCTGCAACTTGGGTTGTGGGTCTAGCTGCGGGTCTGGCTGCGGGTTTCTTAGCCGCAGGGGCAATTGCCATGCTAGTGCGTCTACCCTCAAGGTCTTGTGCTGGGGCTGCTGGGGCTTTGCCGTATTCGCTTTGTATATCCGCAAGCCTATTTGCCATACGTCCTTGGTACGCAGGCATTCCAGATTCAGCCTCATCATCTTCGTAAACAGGTTTATTTGAGCGCTTAACAGGCGCTATTTGACTTTCGTCCGAAGGATCATCTTCATATACAGGTTTTGCCATGATTTACTCCTTAGCAGGGCATGCCGCCCTTGTTCATTTTAATCATTGTGCCTTTGGTCTTGCCTTTGACAGCAACGCCATCACGGCTAGGAGCCGCTGTTTTTACGCTGCCCATTGACGTCATACCGCCTTTAGCCATTTTCTTCATACCCATTGCTTTTTTGTCCATCATTTTGTCTTTGCTGGACTTCTCAAATTTTGCAAAGGGATTCACACCTTTTGTAGCCATATCACCACCTTGTTTAAAAGTTTTGCCTTTATCGGCTTTACTAAAGTCTTGTCCCACAGATTGTGGAACCCCTACCTTCTTGGCAAACGATTGCGAGTGAGCTATCGCTTCCATGAAATTGTGTTGCTTTTTACTTGTCGATGGCATCGTCTTTTACCAATTTCTGTACCGTATCGGTTTCCCAGATACGAATGCTTAACCAAACAATGGTCAAGATGCCGCCAATAAGTGTTACCACGGGAGTCATCCATCCTAAAAAACCACCAAGGCCCATTACTACGGCAGCGCCATCAGCCATTGTTTTTGCATCGTGTACGTCGTTCATATATACCTGCCTTTAGTTTTGCCTTTAACGCAGCAGCCATCAGCGCGGCTGGATGCACTGGATATTTTGCCACCACTTTTAAACAGTCTATCATCTGAATTTTTTTGTTGAGTGAGGTAGTTATACTCATCACCCGCAAATTCTCCAGCAGCCCTTCTAGTTCCCACTTCCATACTCTTATTAACAGCGTCCGTAAACGCTTGTTTATCTTTAAATATTTTTCTTTTTTCTCTCTGGCTTGGAGAAAGAATAGGAAAGTCTGGATTCTTAATGCGATTAATGCTGCTCGGAACCTCAGACCCAATTTCAGGGGTTATAACTCTTGGTGCTGATTTGTTTACAAGTCTGTTAACGCCCTTAGCAATTGCACCGGCAGCAGCCCTTCCGGGGCCAATTAAAAACCCTTCCAAGGTAGTGTCTGGCTCAATTGCATCTTGTTCCATTTCTCTGGACGTAGGTGCGCGACGCTTGCGAGCTTCGTCATCGTAATATTTTTCAAGAACGCTTTTATCAGCCATATCAGCATTTCCATCTAGCTAAGGAAGCCGCCTTGCGGGTAGGCTTGCCTTTTTCGTCTTTCATCGGGCCGGGCATACCTGACATACGAGCGCAGAATGATTTCTTACGTGGGCCGCCTTCGGGCTGTGGAGCCTTCAGATTAGACCCTGTTGCTGCGTTGTACTTGGCACGGCCTTTGGCAGTCAGACCAGCCCCTTTAGAGATAGGTAGCTTCTCGCCACGACCTACTGCAAGGGAAGGGGTTTTATTAGCCATTTGCTACTTTCAAATGCAAACGCGCATGTTCCTTAAGGAGCGGTTGCAAAGCATCTTGTTCAAAGTTACGGGTGAATTCTTGACTGCCAATATGAGGTAGGCTGATAGCTGGGTCTAGGTAAATCTTAAATCCTTCTTCCCTCGCTCGACGGCAGAACGCATAGTCCTCGCCAATGTACTGCCCATCAATCAACAGGAAATCAAAGATGGCGTATTCAGTCTCGCCATCGCCATCCCCTTGGTATTCCCACTCAGGATGTTTTTCCATCATGTGTTCAATGACATGACGACGGATAAGCATAAACCCTGTGGCTACGCTCTCAACGCGCATCAAGCCGTTCTCGTCAAACTCCAACTGCTTGTGTTCATCCAAGTAAAAGTCAAGGAAAAACTTAGCATCCGTAGCACGGCGAGGGTATGTCCCAGCGACTACATCTTTGTCTGTAGACAGAGCAAGCAAACGAGTCACAGCTTCTACGTTAATGACCACATCTGCGTCTACAAACAGTAGGTCGGTGCAGTCAGACTTTATAAAGTTGCGTACCAGCTTGTTACGCGCCTTAGAGATAATAGAGCAGCCAGATAGGTGCGCCAGATGAATCTGGACACCCATTTTATCCAACTTGGGAACGAGTTGTGCTATGGCAAACGCAGTCTTAATATTGACCTTGCCGTCATAGCACGGGATAGCAAGCATGAGCTTGCGTCCCACCAAATTGAAGCTCTTATCAGCCATAGAAGATATTGCAATACGCTACGTTGGACAAGTATGCATAGACTCCGTTAACAACAATTACTCCATCATCAGGAATAAATGGGGCGTTGTTATATGTATCTGATGCAGCTACGTCATACGACATTAACCACCGGCTTGCGTAGACCATTGCAGGGCTTGCTGTAATAGTGCCAGAGTTGATGTCTGTAACGGTAAACGTGCTTGAGTTTGTAACAGTGACTACGTAGTTTCCATTGGTAGCCGTGCCGCCTGTGCCTGCTGCGAAGTCAATCCCAATTACATCACCAGTCGCCAATCCATGTGCGGATTGAGTAACGGTAACGGTTGCACCGGAACGCCCGTAGGTAGCTGTGGTTACTGGGGCAGTGGTCGTATCGAACAGCGCAACAAATCCAGCGGTAGCTGTACCCGTAAACGAAATGCCCCTGACGCGATTACGCCCAAGCACCATAAACCCGCTGCCGTTCAAATGTGCCTGTTTTACAGGTGTCTGATTCATAACTAATCTCCTATAAAACAGGGGCCGAAGCCCCTGAGATTAATTAAGCAGATGCGGGAGATTGCGTACCGTTAGAGTCAGCAACGGTATAGACAATTGTGTATTGCACAGTTCCAGCGGTTACATCTGCAACGGTAGGAGTTAATACTGCTTGAACAGTAACGTCCGTTGCGCCAATACCAGCACCATTAGGAGATGCTGTAGTAGCTGCACCTACCCAGTTAGCTAATTTGGAAGCCGCATTGGTATTAGCTAAGCGGCCTTGGGCGGTAATGTCCGAAGAGGCCCAGTACAAATTGGTTGTACCTGAAGTACCAATAACTACGTTAGCTGCGGTAGAACCAGTAAAAGCCACCAAGGTGTCAATATGGATGTTATTGATTTGAGCGCCAGCAGGGAGTGTAAACAGCGTTGTAGTAACAGCGGCTGCGGCTACAGAGCCGGTATAAACTACTTTTTTAGTCTGCGTAACAACGGCGCTACCAGTGTTTTGGATGGTTCCAGCGGTAGTTCCGGTGGTGTTTTTAACCGTGCCAAGCAGCCAAGGGCCAAGGTGAGTTGCGAATCCCATGATAATTCCTTACATACAAGTGGAGTGCATCAATCGGTATGTCGTCTGCCGGGACAGTTTAATGCACCGGAAAGCCCGGGTTAGATGCAATATATCACAAATTTAAACGCTTGTGCAAATAAAAAAGGCCCCCGAAGGAGCCTTTTTATATAGGTTTAAACCTATCAGGCCGAGCCGGGGGATCCAAAGACACCCAGAGGATCAGACCAGCCAAAGCTGTAACGCTCACGGGCCTTGTAACGGACATTGCCGGTGTCAAAGTCACCGTCCATGCTGTTAGTCAGCGCCATACGCTCAAAGTGCTTCAAGCCGTTAGGAACGTCGGTGGTCAAATACCAGCCGTTCGCGTCGGTCAAGAAGTGGTTCACAGTGTAGCCTTCTGGGATAGAACCGTTGTTCTTCAGAGCGTTGATATCGTTGTCGGTAGTGCCAACACGGAGGCTGGTTTCCAACAGACGGGTAGCAACGAACATCAGAGCAGGCGGAACAATCAGCTTGCGGGGCTTGGCTGCGATCAACAGACCACGCTCATCAGTCCAACCTGCGATCTGGATAACTGCGTTTTCCAACGAAGTCTCATTCAGGTCGGCATTGGTAGATGGGCGGTTGCTGTTGGTTCCACCAGAGATCAGGGGGTGAGCCGTGCTAAACAGGGCCACGCCGTCACCACCGAGGTAGGACGAAGAGAAGCCATTGTTGATAACGGACGCAGCCTTAACCTGCTTGGTGTAAGACATAGCACGGGCCAGAGCTTTGGTATAACGAGCCGACAGGGAGTCGTACAAGTTATCTTCCACAGCCTCTTCCGTGATGGAGAAGCCAAGTGCAATGGTTTCGTGGTTGTACCGAGCGGTGAACGCTTCCTGCGCATTGTCATAAGCAATGGCAGAGCCCTCGTTCTTCACTGGTGCAGCACTAAAGCCGGACAGCTTGGTTTCTTCTTCAAAGCTACGCTCCGATTGCTCGGTTTCATAGATCTCTTTATGCTCTTCGCTGTAGCGGGCATACTCCAAACCGAACAATGCATTCAATCCGGGGAGCAACTCTTTAAGTAGTTGTGCGCGTGAAATAGCCATGATTTACTCCTTAAACACCAGTGGTGTTGTTATATTGGTGAGTGTTGATCTTCACCAATAGCTCGGTGTAGGTATCGGCTGCGGTAGCAGTCTCAGGCACTACGTCGATAACACGGATTGGGATAGTCGCGGTAGTACCAGCACCAGTCAAGGTTACGGCATATGCGGAATCACCAGTGGTGGTGCTGCCAGCATTTAATACCAAAGCCAAGTTGGAACCCACTACAGTGCGACCTGCGGAACTCATGGTCGTGCCAGACGAAACCACGGCAACCTTGAACAGGGCCATAGGATCATCCACAACGTATGCATAAGCAGGGTTGGTAGACGTAGAGATAGCAGCAGGAATGTATTGGCCCTGAACGGTTTGACCGCTAGAGTTTACATACTGACCGCCGACGCAAACGCCAACGATTGCACCAGAGTTAGTGGTGGTAGAAAGAACCAAATAACCGGTGCTGTCAATTTGTACAGTGTCGCCATTAAAAATAGCGGTTGCAAAACTGGCAGCTACGGGGATCTGGCGAATAGCACCAGCGTAGGGCAGTCCGTCAATACGATTGACAGGCTTTAGGCCATACGGGGCGCTAACGGTAGGATATGCCATAGTTAACTCCAAAAATTAAAAACAAAATTTGTCAATTTAATCGTCCGCGAGTTGTTGTAGATTTACGGTCTGCAAACAACGGCATCTTCGGATTGCTTTGACGCAAAAAGCTGTTATCTACCGATTCCATCTGGTTTTGAGCTTGCCCGTTAAAATACTCAGCCATAGCTTCTGCCTTTTCGGTTGGGATCTTGCAAAGCATTAACCCACCTATTTCGATATTGCCTGTCTTCGGATTACCGGGAACCATCAACTCCGGATGATCCTCTGCCTTAACTGGGACATATCCATCACGAAGTTTCCGCGATACATTTGTCATCATTACCTCAGAATTTCCATGTACTGCCGTCGCTATCCAGCGATAGGTGTATCCGGGTTCTTCTTTGGGGTCTGGCAAAGAACTAGACGGTTTATAAACATACCTTACAGATTCATTGCGTGTCTCTAGGTCACGGGGTTTACGAGTTTCATTCATTTGAGTTCTCCAATTTAGCTTGTTGAATAGCATATTGCTGCGGGGTGATACCAAACTTCTTTGCCAAAGCTAAAGCTCTGGGTGTCATTTGGATCGTTTTCTTACCTGAAGATCGCGCCGCAGGTGAGACTACCGAAACAGGCCGTCTATGGGACTCATTTGACTTAGCTCGTTCATTCCCAAATACTTCTGGGAACTTATCTTTCACGCGAGTATCAATTTCTTGAAAATACTCGTCACTGCGCGGGTCATAGCCTGCGTTGATTAGTTTTTTATGCAGCCCTAATGCGTAGCTGGATACATCCTCAAAGCCTTCTGCACTAAACCACTGGTTTTTTGCCTGCCAGCGCAGGGTTTTTTCGTCTAGTTGCGGCTCTGGTTCTCTGTATTGTTGCGGTTGTACCTTATTTTCGGGCTGTTGTAAAGGGGCTTGCCTAATATTATTTAGGGCATTTACCTTCATTTTTGCCTCTAAAAGGGCCTCTTGAGCAGCCAAAATAGCATCTGCATCAAAGGCTTCTTGGGCTTTTTTGTAGTCTGAGCGGGCTGTTTCAAGCTCATTTATAGCCAAAGCTTTGGACTGGTCAATGTATTGCTTGCTTCCGGTCTGTACATACTGTTTAAGCTGGTTGTTTTCGTCGTAAAGCTGTTGTGCAATACGCTCTAAATCCTGCTTTTCCCGGGCAATTGCCTCTTTTGCTCGACGTTCATCATGGCGGACTCGGGTTAATTCCTTCATCCGGGCTTGAACGTTCTTGGAATAAGAAGCTAATTCATCTTCCGATGGCTCTATTACCGCCCTTTCAAGCGGTTCTCGGCCTCGGTCTACCTCCGGGGTGTCATCGACAAGCTCAATTTCAACCTCGTCTTTGGACTCCTTGGGGGATTCTTTCTCTATTTCATCTGGGAATTTAAACTCAGACATGGCTAATACCTCGCGGATCTTGTACAACGCCTTCAATTTGGTCGTCGTTGATTAAACGCATTTCTTTGCCATACATTTTGAAGCGCGTACCGGTATAGGTACGGGTCATTACAAAATCTCCCACCTTGCACCAAGGGCCACTGGGAAACTTTGTAGTGTCTTTATAGGCATCTGGGCCTACCTTAACTACAAAAAGCACGGTTGTGGTTTGTTCTTCCCGGCGCATAAAATCAGAAGCCTTTAAGAGAGATGAATTCTCATAATGCTCTGATACATCCGGAACGATACATAGCAGCTTATATCCAATTGGATCTGGAAGCTGTTTGGCTTTCTCTTCATCTGACGCAGTTTCATCCGGCCTTTCGGCTGGCTGAATTGTTTTTGGGAGACTAACTCCCGGAGGCAAGATAAGATCACTCATCTGATTGTTCAACTTTCTTTAGCAGGGCCAAAAGGTAGGACTCTGCGGTGGCTAGGCCCTGAATAACACCGCATAGTTTTTGATACTCTTCAAAAGAACGGCAGGCCCCACCAGCCATATCGTCCGCATAGTTGTTCATGTCTTTGCGTATTTGGTCGCGCAATACGCTGGCGAAGTCTTGAACCATGTTTAAACACCTATTGATTTATCGACTTCCTGCAACGCAGAAAGGGCTTGATCTCTCTTATCTTTAGAGATCTGTGCGCCAAGTTTTAACCCGGCGTGTTCTTGGTCAAAGGTCTGACGAGCTTTATCAGATCTGATCTTTGCGCCAATCTTTGTACCCTCAAGCTGCATTTCTGCCTGTATGGTTTCGCGCTTGAGGCTGTTCTGGTCAGCTTTGCTTGCTGCGTCTGCTGCTAGACGTTTTCCATCCAATTCCAGACGGGCTTGTTCAATTTGGAACTTTTGCTGCATCTCTTGGGCCTTAAGCTGCAACTCACCTTGTTTAATCTGGAGTTCTTGTTGTTGCATTTGAACCAGAGGATCTTGAGCTTGTTGCTGGGCCTGTTGTTGCGCAGCCTGACCTTGGTTTTGCTGTAGAACCTGCTGTGCAGCCTGAGCAATCATGGTAGATAGTGCAAGCTCAATCTGAGGTGGCAACTCATCGTCCTGCGGAGGTAGTGATATACCCATCTGCTGTTCAATCTGCGCCCGATATTTAAACCCTGCATGCTCGGCTATATGAGCCATCATTGCGGCCTGTATCTGTGGCGCACGGGGATTCTGACCAATAGTCTGTGCAATAGTTGGGTCTTGCAAGAAAGACATATGGGTTGTGATATGAGCATCCTGATCTTGGTAGAAAAATGCTTTTACCGGCTCTCCACGGATGATTGCCATATTTTCTGAGACCGGATCTGTTGGTTTTTGGTCTTCTGGCAATTTAACTAACTTGTCTGCGTTCTTAATGCCTAGAACTTCCAACATCCGGCGGTGCAACTGTGGCAAATCATAAATATCCGGAGCCATCTGCGCCATTTGAATAACGGCTTGGTACTGAACCACCCGTTGACTCATGGTGGCTGCGTTTGGATCAGATACGGGGATGATTTCTACATAGTCGTAGTCT